ATGGAGCAATTGAAGCAACTTGCGATTGAAATGGGTGCAAAAACAAAATACAGCGGTTTAGAAGCGGCGCAAGGCATTGAAGAACTCATTAAAGCAGGTGTATCGCTTGAAGATATCATGAAAGGCGGTCTTGAAGGTGCGCTTTCTCTTGCGACTGCTGGGGAATTGGACTTGGCAGAGGCGGCAGAGATCGCATCAACAGCATTGAACTCTTTCAAAGCCGATTCATTGTCGGTCAGTGATGCAGCGAATTTACTTGCAGGTGGCGCAAATGCGTCGGCAACAAGCGTAAAAGAGTTGCAGTATGGGCTGGCGCAAGTAGCAGCTGTAGCGTCAGGACTTGGGTTGAGTTTCAAGGATACAACAACAGCATTGTCTCTATTCGCGAACAACGGATTAAAAGGCTCGGACGCTGGTACGTCGCTCAAGACAATGTTGAGCAACCTCATACCTAAATCGGACGCGGCGGCAGGAATGATGAAAGAACTTGGGATTATTACGAAAGATGGCGCTAACTCATTTTTCGATGCAAACGGAAATATCAAGTCAATGGCTGATATAGCTGGGATTTTACAAAACGCCTTAAAAGGATTGAACTCTGAACAAAGACAAAATGCACTCTATACAATGTTTGGCTCAGACGCTATCCGAGCGGCTAATATCCTCTACAAAGAGGGCGCTGACGGAATCAAGAATATGTATAACGAAATGAGCAAGGTAACAGCTGCGCAGGTAGCGGAAGAAAAGATGAACAACTTGAAAGGACGCATCGAGGAATTAAAAGGCGCTTTTGAGACAGCGCAGATCACGATAGGGAATGCGTTAACACCTGCTATCGAAGTGCTTGTGAAAGCATTGCAGGGACTTGTTGATTGGTTCAACAATTTGTCGCCAGCAACACAAAAATTCGTTGCGATAGGTGCAGCTATAGCCGTAGCAGTGACAGGTATCATTACGGCAATTGGTATAGTTTTAGCTTTAATCGGTAGTGCTGTAACAGGGTTTGGGGCTCTTGTTTCAGTATTTCCAGGGATTTTAACAGGTCTGGCGGCAATTAGAACGGCTTTCGCTGTTATGACCGGTCCTATTGGTTTAGCTGTAGCTGCAGTTGTTGCGGCTGGCATAGCAATTTATCAAAATTGGGACACAATCAAGGCGAAAGCAATTGAAATATGGGGTAGTATCAGAGAGTGGTTCAGCTCAACGCTTGATGGTATTAAACAGTTTTTTGAAACGACATGGATACAAATAGGAGAGTTTATTATCTCTACGTGGGAAAGTATTAAACAAGTTACAACAACCGTATGGAACGCGATAAAGGATGCTGTGATTACTATTCTCAATCCTTTTATTACTGTTGTGACTAATCTGTTCAATGGCATGAAAAATGGTTTACAAATGATTTTTGAGGGGCTAAAGCAGTATTTCAGTGGCGTATGGGAGTTCATTAAAAACATCTTTCTCGGCGCCGTCCTTCTCATCGTTGACTTTGTGACAGGTGACTTCGAGGGGCTAAAAAATGATGCAAAAGCAATTTTCGAAAACTTGAAAAACGCACTTAATAGCATATGGGAAGGTATAAAATTGATATTCAACGGCGCGGTGTCAGCGATAAAGGGCTATGTCAGCGTGGCATGGGAAACAATCAAGTCGGTAACATCAACTGTGTTCACGTCTGTAAGTAACACGATAACTGCGATATGGAATGGTATCACATCGTTTTTTTCAACAGCTGTAGAGGTTGCTAAGACGACTGTGGTCGATGGATTCAAAAATATGTGGAATTCTGTATCCGAATGGATGAACTCAATAAAAAATACAATTGTTGAGCTGTGGAATGCGGCGCAACAATTTCTTGCTAACATCGATTTACGCGAAATAGGACGTAACATCATACAAGGACTTATAAACGGTATTTCATCAATGGCTAGCGCACTTTGGGAAAAGGTGAAGTCTATTGCTGATTCTGTAAAAAATGCGTTGCGTGATGCACTTGATATCAACTCTCCATCCCGCGTCATGCGTGACGAAATAGGGAAATGGATTCCACTAGGGCTTGCAGAAGGGATTGAACGAAATATCAGCGCTGTTATGTCTGCAACCAACCGAATGGCGCAGGCGACAATCCCGAATGTCACGGGATATTCGAGTGCTGGCATTCCTGCTACTGCAACGATCAATGTCCCGAAAATGGCTGGTGCAAAAATAGAACAACACTTCCATTTCCACTCAACCGCGCCGACGCCATCGGAAGTAGCACGGAAAAACCTTCAAGTTAGCCGTCGACTGGCTATGGAATGGGGGTTATAGTGTGAAAAAAGTTACTATTACGAACGCAAGAGGTGATTCGGTAGAAATAAGCCGAACACCTTTTTTTCTTACAAAAATCGAAGGTATCGGAGACGTAGAAGCAAATATTCAAACACAAAAAGCCCCTTATCAAGACGGTAGCACGTTTATTGATTCCACTTTGTCTGAACGTGTAATTACCATAGAAGCTGATATTTTGAAGGACTTTCAAACTAACCGACAATTGCTATCAAAAGTCTTGAATCCAAAAAACGAAATCGAGTTGAAATACGAAGATAAAGGGATTACGAGATATATAAAAGGGGTTCCTGAACACGTTCCAATCTTTCCTGACACTAGAGGTACGCCAACGAGAAAGGCGATGATAGGTATTCTTTGCCCCAACCCGTATTGGTTAACAGAAGAGAAAGTAGACCAACTAGTGGTTTGGAAAGGCGGTCTTGAATTCCCGTTGGAACTTCCTACTTTCTTTGCACAGCAATCTAATAATAAAGCAAAAATTCTATTCAATGATGGCGATGTAGAAACGCCTATTTTCCTGACCTTTCACGGACCTGCTACGGCTCCAATTAAGATTATTAATGTGACAACAGGAGAATTTATAGAGGTAAATCAAAGTCTACTGGTTGGTGAACGTTTAGAAATTAATACAGCGTTCGGACAAAAGAAAGTAACAAAAGTGTTAGCTGACGGAACTGAAGTAAACGCGTTTCACTATATTTCACTGGACAGCACGTTTTTTCAACTTATCCCTGGGAACAACCTATTGGACTACTCAACAGGCGCTGACTATGAACGAGCTGCAGTAAAAATCACATGGCGCAATCGTTATTTGAGCGTGTAGGGAGGTGGGAATATGGCAGAGTTTTCTTCTTTTTTTAACTCGGTGAACAGCGATCGCCGATATGATGCAGAACAATTTGCGGAATATTTTCAGCAGTTTTTAACGAGTGGTGTATATCATAAGAACAACGTACCATCACTTAAAGTGCGTCAAGGTACAGGTTTACAAACAATTTTAGAGCCAGGATCAGCTTTTATTGAAGGGTATATGTACCGAAACACTGCGGACATTGTTTTTGCACATGATACAGCAGACGCAACGAATCCGAGAATTGACCGCATTGTCTTGCGGTTAGATCGGAGCGTAAACGCCCGTTATATCAAAGCTTTTGTAAAAAAAGGTGTGCCAGCAATCAATCCACAGCCTCCAACGTTGCAAAGGGACAGTATCATTTATGAGATTAGTTTAGCGCAAGTAAAAATTAATGCTGGGGCAACCTCTATTACTTCAGTTACAGACGAACGTTTTAATCCATCTGTAGCTGGGCTAGTTTCTTCTCTTATTACCGTTCCTACTGATGAGTTTCAAAGACAGTGGGAAAGCTGGTTCAACGGCATTCAAAATCAAATCGGGGTTAGGCTGTTGGCTGGTAGCAACGAGCCTTCTGGTGCGGTAGCTGGCGACATATGGCTTAAAACAGTGTAGGTGACGGACATGCAACCAATTAGAATATTGACGCCTACCTTTCAGCTTTCAGGTGAAATTGACGATTATGAAAGCTTGCAATTCATCCGTCGTTTCCGTAAGCCCGGGGAATTTGAATTACACATTAATGCAAACAAAAATTTGACGGACACGTTGCAAGAAGACAACCTCATTGTTTTGAGTCCACGTAAAGTTGGAGTCATTCAGCATCGAGAGTTGAGCAGGGAAAATACGGAACATTTAATGATTAAAGGGTATACACTACAAGGAATACTTAGCCGACGCATCACAGTCCCACCTGCAGGAGAGGCATACGACAAGATAAAGGCGACTGCTGAAACAGTTTTGAAACACTATGTCCGTCAAAATGCTGTGGAGCCAGCGGACTCAAACCGAATCATTCCTAATCTTATCATTGCTGATGATTTGCAACGCGGACCGGTTGTCGATTGGCAATCGCGATTTAAAAATCTTGTTGACGAGCTAGAGTCTATTTCGTTTTCTACCGGAATCGGATGGGACATTTTTTTAGACTTGCAGGAACAAAAATGGGTTTTTGAAATTTACGAACCTAGAAATCTCACTGCATCACAGAGCTCATTGCCGCCTGTGATTTTTTCTATTGACTTTGACAATATCAAGAATCAGACATTTACAGACAGCGCAATCAACTATAAGAACTATGGTTATATTGGTGGCCAAGGCGAGGGTGAAGATCGTGCTGTTGTTGAAGTAGGTAATGCATTTGGACTATCCCGAATTGAAACATTTATTGATGCACGTGACATTGAAGAAGGGGAAAATCTCACGACGCGCGGACAACAAAAACTACAAGAAATGCAAAAGATATTGAGTTTTGAATCAGAAATCCTCACATACGGTCCTTTCGTTTATGAAAAAGACTGGGACTTGGGCGACATCGTCACTGTGCAAGACAAAAAGTGGGGAATTACATTAGATACACCGATCACAGAAGTGAAGGAAATCTATGAGCCGGGTGGATTTCGTCTCGAAGCGACGTTTGGAAATACAGTACCGACTTTGATCGAACGTATCAAAAAGACAATCGATGTTCCTATGGTTGAAAAACCGATTAAAACAAGCGTTCCAACCAAACTTTCAGAGCTTGAAAACGACGCCGGGTATATCACTGCGGATGATATTCCTGCGACACAATCATTTATTCATGAACAGCTCACGCCTAGTAGTCTGTGGCTCATCACTCATAATTTGAATAAATATCCTTCTGTCACTGTGACCGATAGTGCAGGGAATGTCGTAATCGGGGATGTGAAGCATGTGTCGCTAAACACAACAGAAATTAGCTTTTCCGCAGCATTTGCAGGGAAGGCTATTTTAGTTTAGGGGGTGAGAAGACTTGCGGTTCTTAACGAATATTGATTTGTCAAAAAACGAATTACAAAACGCGCGCATTCAAAACCTGGCAACTGCACCAGCGAATCCAGTGGCAGGACAAATTTATTTTAATAGCACAGATAAAAAGTTCTACGGCTACAACGGAACTGGATGGGTTGATCTCGGGCAAGTTCTGACGGGTGACTCAATCATATCTTTACTCAATGCTTCAGCTTCAAAGATTGATGATGACAATCTTTCAACAAACGTCAACGATGCAATCAGTAAGCGACACAGTCACGCTAATAAGGCTGTCCTTGATGCGATTGAAGCGGCATATACAGCAACGGAAAAGAATAAACTTGCCGGTCTTCCTGAAATCAAACAGGGGTTAGAGGCTGATCGTCCTGCTGCAACCGGTAGTGGGATGATCTATTTTGCGACTGATACGAAAAAGATTTGGAAAGATACAGCGCCTAGCACATGGACGCAAATGGGCGGTCAAGATACGATAGATTGGTCTGCTATCACTGGAAAACCGTCCACGTTCACACCACCGGTTGCTTCTCCAACGCAACTCGGTGGAATTAAAGTTGGTGCGAACTTAACGATTCTTCCGGATGGGACGTTGAATGCTAACGATAATCCAGCAAGCTTCATCCGAAAACAGGAACGGTTTACTGTTACGGCAGGACAGACAACGTTTAATCTCACAAAAGGTACGTATAAACCAGGAACGGGAGCCATCACTTGGTATTTAAATGGCGATAAACAAGATGATGCAGCACTTATAGAATCTTCTCCTACAAGCGTGACTTTGCCAGAGGGTCTTCCAGAAGGCAGCGAAGTCATGTTTGAATACTATGAGGTCATCAACTGGCATCCGTTCCCGAATCACGCGAATGAACATTTGACGGGCGGCGCTGACCCGATCCCGTTAGCAACGCCGACAAGTGATGGTTTGATGCCTAAGGATGCTTTAGCAAAATTGAATGGGATTTCCCCAGGAGCGGAACCCAACCAGAACGCATTTAGCAATGTTAAGGTTGGGGCTACAACTATTGCTGCTGATTCGAAAACAGACACGTTAGAGTTAGTTGCCGGTTCAAATATCGTTCTTACGCCTGATGCAACAAATGATAAAGTAACGATTGACGTAACAGGAGTGGCGCAAGCCGGTCATACGCATGCTTTTTCTGAAATCACAAACAAACCAACAACCGTCGATGGTTACGGCATTACCGATGCGGTGAAAACATCCGATGTGGTTACATCGCCGGCTGCTAATAAAATTTTAAAGCTGGATAACAACGGCAAATTGCCGGCTTCCATTACGGGGAACGCAGACGGAAATGCCGCGACAGCGACAAAGTTACAAACATCACGGACGATTTCATTGACCGGCGATGCAACCGGCTCAACATCTTTTGACGGATCGACAAATGCATCTATCGCGGTAACGCTTGCCAACAGTGGGGTAACGCCGGGGACATATCCAAATGTCACGGTTGACGCAAAAGGCCGCGTAACAGGCGGACAATCATTATCACCGTCTGATATTCCAAACTTGGATTGGAGCAAAATTACGAGCGGAAAGCCAACGACGCTCGCGGGGTACGGCATTACGGACGGTGTCCAAAATACCGGGGGAGCTCCTTCCATACAGGCCGGAGCAGACGCATCCAAACCGACCGCCGGTGTATCTGGGAGATTATACGTTGCAACGGATACAAAGAAAATTTACCGAGATAACGGAACATCCTGGGACGTAATCGGGACAATAAATTGGGCGGACATTGTAGGGAAGCCTAGCACCCTGTCTGGTTATGGCATTACTGATGCGATCCCAGCAAGCCAAAAAGGAGCAGCGAACGGGGTAGCTTCATTAGATGGAGGCGCAAAAGTGCCGACATCTCAATTGCCAAACGCCAGCACAAGCGCTCCAGGGATTGTTCAATTAAACGATACTACAAACAGTACATCAACAAGCCAAGCGGCTACGGCCAACGCGGTAAAACAAGCGTATGACCGTGCTGTATCGGCAGAAAACAATGCAAAAAGCTATACAGATACCAAAATCGCAAACTTGGTGAACAGCGCTCCTAGTACGCTTGACACATTGCAAGAACTTGCGAATGCTTTGGGAAATGACCCGAATTTCGCAACGACGATTACGAACCAACTTGCTTTAAGGACCAAAAAATATGCAGCTACCATCGGTGATGGAACAACAACGACATTCACGATTACACACAATCTAAACACACAGGATGTAGTTGTGACTGTTCGTGAAAATGCGAGCCCGTATAATGTGGTTTTTGCAGACGTCCAAATCACGGACGCTAATAATATCAAAGTGTTATTCGCTACAGCACCGTCTTCCAATCAGTATAGAGTTGTCGTCGTAGGATAGGAGGGAGTGGGATGAATTGAAACTATTTGGACTTGAATTCAAAATCAACGGGTTTGACATTTGGCACAAAGGGAATCTTACAAAACTTAGTCAGCTAACAAATGATGTTGGATACGCGACCACTTCACAAATTCCGACCAAACTAAGTCAGTTGCAAAACGACATCGGCGCGGGAGGTGGTGTGAAGATAACGACCAGCGTTACAGCCCCATCTAATCCAAGCCCAGGAGACTTTTGGTATAAGGAGGTATAGAAAATGGCAGATAAAAATATTCAAATGACACAACGAAACGCGAGTAATACAGGGTGGGACAATCTATATCCCATTACAAAAGCGGAAAATGTATTAACTCGAGATGGAAGCAATCTTGCTGCTTATTTGTATAATAATTTTCAAATATACAAAAGCGGTAAGGATCCCAATGGTATTTTCACAATCGTTGAATACAAACGAGCGGATGGAACGCTATTTAAAAAATCTGTTTTGAGTAATCCAGATTCAAATCAAAGATACCAGACGCAAACAATAACGTATTACGCAAGCGATGGTGTAACGATATTAGGAACCGAAACATGGTCATTGACATATGACAGCGACGGTGATTTGGTTAACGAAGTTAAAGTTTAAAAGGGTGATTATATGCCAAATATAAACCATCACGGGATAATAAAACCGTATCACGGAACAACTGAAATGATCTTCAATCATGGGATTGGAATAAAAAAAGGTTTAAAAGGTTTGTTGATTTCAAGATTAAATAAACTATATTTTTACCTTAATAATATTTCATTGAAGTGGACAGCGTTGACAGACAATGTTATTCAAAACATAGCAGTCGATAAAAAGCGTGGACGCGTGTTTGCAGTCGACGGATCCAAGTTATATTGTTTTAATTTGTTAGACGGGTCAAAAATTTGGGAATTTGCGGTCGCAGGGGTAAGCGTTGTGGATGTTTCTATAAAAAACGCTTGTGTGATTGTAAACTCATCAGCTGATCAAAGAATATACAAGTTTGATTATGCAGGGAATAAAGGTGCGGAATCTTTTTCGTATTCTTATACACTAGATAGTTTAGTTGTTGACGATCGAACAAATAGCATTTTTTTCACTCGTAATGTTACGAGTGGTTCAATTGTCAGACGTTATAGATTAGCTATTGATACATTCGCCATGATTAATTCAGCTAGTGACACTATTGGGAATTATGGGTTGTCCGTAAGAAAAGATGGAAATGTTGTGTTGGCGTTTGAGAAATCGATCGTTAGAACAAAAAATATCAATGATTTATCAACATTGCAAAGTTTAGTATGGTATAATGATAGTTTTAAAACCATAATGCCATCATCAGTTGATGAGGATGGTATGTTATTTTGGTTAAAAAAATCGTATTCTTCGCCATATTACTTTACCCATTTAAATAAACTAGACACAGAAAACGGTGGAAATGTTTTTTCTGTACTTGTAAAAACAGAAACAAGTAGTATGGATGGTGATGTAACATTTGACGATAAATTTGTGTATGTTTTAAGTTCGTCGGGGTCGGAAGGTGTGTTGGTGTATGATAAACAAGGGAATTTTATTAGATCTATGCAATTACCATCAACAACGTCTGGTGGAAAAATCGTTTCGTTGGATGAAAATAAATATAATATCAAAGGTGGGATATTATGATATTCCTTAAAATAGGCGAAAACAATGAAATTTTAATGATCCACAACCGACCGTTCGATCCAAATCCCAAAAATGGATTAGGTAAAAGCGAAGAAGAATTATTGCAAGAGGGGATTTTGGTAGAAAGTTTACCTGAACCTGAAGAAATAGAAGGAAAAATCCCCATTTTGAAATTCAATGGAACAGAGTTGTATTACGAATATATTGATATACCGCTAACACCAGAAGAAGAATTTCAACAAAGAATCGAGTTAATACAACAAGTATTAGACGATATTTTGTTAGGGGGTATACAATAATGGCGGCATATTTAGCGCAACGTATTATTGATGGGGCTTACACTTACGAATACGTCATTTCCAAGCGTCCAGACCTCAAAGAAGGTATTGACGCTTATTTACGTGAAAAAGGTAGGGAGGATTTAATAACGCAGTAGGACGATACTGCGACATAAACAAACGCCAAAACGGAGGCGTATTTTTTGTGCCTTTTTACAGAAAGAGAGGTTGTTGAGTTGGAACGATTAGATGTTGCATTCAAAACCGGCGCGGCTGCCCTTGGGGCTGTGGTCGGGTATTTATTTGGCGGGTGGTCGGAGCTACTTGGGATTTTGTTGACGTTTGTTGTGCTAGACTATATTACGGGTATATTGGCGGCATCGAAGGAAGGTACGTTGAGGAGTGCAGTTGGATTCAAGCGCATCCCAAAAAAAATCATGATTTTCTTACTTGTTGCCGTTGGTCATCTGATTGATCGTGCAGTCGGGACAAATGGGTTGTTCCGAGATGCGACGATCTTTTTTTACTTAGCGAATGAATTGCTTTCCATCGTTGAAAATGCAGGGCGGATGGGCTTACCTGTCCCCGAACAGATTCAGCAAGCCGTTGAGGTGCTGAAAGGAAAATCTGAAAGAGGTGTAAGCAATGACAATCGGACTGAAAGAATTGATTGAACGTGCCGAGAAAAAGTTGGTTGGTGTACATCCTCTTGTTGCGACAAAGGCACGTCAGCTCATCGAGCGGGCGTACAAGGAAGGTATCAACGTCATTATCACACAGGGCTTTCGCACGATTGAAGAACAGAATGAATTATATGCACAAGGTCGAACGAAGCCAGGAAAAATCGTGACCAACGCGAAAGGAGGCTATTCCTATCATAATTACGGTCTAGCTTTTGACTTTGCGATCATGAAAGATGACGGGAGTGTCAGCTGGAATGTGGATGAAAAATGGAAACGTGTCGGTGCGATCGGAAAGTCGCTCGGACTTGAATGGGGTGGCGATTGGAAAGAGTTCAAGGATTATCCACATTTTCAATACACATTCGGGCTGTCGCTAGCCGACCTACGTGCAGGAAAAAGACCACCAACAACACAAAAGGAGGTACAGCAAATGAAAGATGACGTGAAAGGACATTGGGCAGAAGCAAGTATACGTAAAGCGATGGAAAAAGGCGTAATAAAAGGATATGCAGACGGAATGTTTAAACCTGATGAACCAGTCACACGTGCACAATTAGCTGTCATTTTAGATAGACTTGGATTATTGAAGTAATCCCCCTGCCGTTTGGCAGGGGATTTTTTTGTTTATGTAGTATAAAAATATCGAGGAGGTGATACCGTGTTCGAAATCGTCGGTCGTCTGCGTTGTCCCATTTGTTTTGTAGCGGTTCAACAAGATGAAAAAGTATTCCTTGACATTATGAACACTGTTATACACCAAGAATGTTATCACCGTTCGAACAGTCATAAACTCCCGATTAAAGACGAAGGTACGTTTCAAAAAATGCTCCTCAAATACCCGTTTTTCAAATGAAAAGCCCTTCTCATTCGAGAGGGGCTTAAATACCTAAAAGTTGTTTTTTCTTTGCCTCAAATTCCTCTTCTGTTAAAAATCCTGCCTCTTTGAGTTCAGCTAATTTCTTAATTTCATCAGCTGCACTTACTGATGATTTTGCTTCAGATTTTTTTCCTACATTTTCTTTTACATGCTCAATGAATTTATCAACTTCCCCTTGATTTATCCATTTCAACTTCACTTTATTTCCAGAAGCAAAAAATGAAACGGAACGCCCTAACATACCTTTACCAATCTCGAACGAGCTAATATTTGCGTAAGGAAATACTTCCAAATCATAACCAAATATCTTTTTTCCGTAAAACAAAATTCGACGGTCAGTCGCCAAGAACACGCCATTTCTCAATGTGTCTTTCCCCATGATTTTCGATTCATATGCCCCTAAAACACTTGCGATTACCGTTTCTCCTTGTTCCAAATGCTCCTGTGCGAGTTTCGTCAGTTTCTCGAGTTTACTCATTTCTTTTCCTCCTCCACTAATTTTTCCATTTCAATTCCTAGTGCTTTAGCAATAATATGCGCTTGGATAAGGTTAGGTTGTGTCTTGTTATTCACCCAACTAGAAAACGTCTGTATAGACACACCACATTGTTTCGCAAGCACCTTATATTTCATCCCTTTCACTTCAGCCCAATAGGCGATCTTGTTTCGATACATATGTACTCCTCCGCTCAACTATTACCAATACGACAAAGTTATGTAAATCCCTTTTCAAGATTTTCTAAAAAAAAGTTAAAAAAATTTTTAAGTACAAGATATAACGGACAATCCTAGCCACATACCTTTTACCATACCAAACAAAATTCCACGCAGCATACCCGATTTCCTGCTATCTCATACAATACAACGATTTCTGAAAAACACGAGAAGGAAGGAGGGAACACAATGAATCATTTACACATGTTAGATACGGATGCGTTACGTGCATTGTTAGACGATGCGTTTAATCGCCTACATGGATGCGCAGACAATTTTCCGTACATGCGTAAACAAGCGCAAATCATCATCGCGATTATGAATGAGTTGGAAAAACGTGGTGAATCACGACAACACGAATATACACCGAGAGGAGAATGAGAAATGGGAGTCGTCATCATTGGAGGGACTGTCCTTGTTGGTCTTGCATACGCGGAGAAAAAAGGGTGGGTGGACAAAGAAACAACGACATTGGTCGTCCACTTGGGTATGAGTGCGGGTATAGGTGTGAGCCTACTTATTTTATTCGAGCAACTGAAAACGTTGCTCATGTAACCTATACCCGACCATATTCCAGCAGGGAACGCAGGTGGGCAGACCTGTGTTCCTTTATTACCATGTATGTTCAAGCTGTCGGGAATATGCTTGATGATTGGGATAATATCTCTTTTTTAAGGTGGTGTTTTTATGCTTGAATTGGCGATTATCCCTGTGTTGACTGGGGCAACTGCCTTGTATTTAGGAATGAAAAACATTGATAAAGATGAAAAAACAATACAGAAGGTGTTTAAAAACTTGAAGATAGGCGCGTATGAACGAAACGAGTTTTCTTATCCGGAGTTAATTTCAACGGAAAAGAAACATGACCGCACACGTTATGTGTATCGCGTACCGTTGGGGTTGACCAAAAAGACACTTGAACCGGTTAAGGAAGTGCTGGAAGCAACGCTCGACCGATATGTGGAAGTGACGTTCAAGAAGTGGTTATATATTGAGATTTTCCATAATGAGATACCCAAAAAGGTAGCGTATAGTAGTGCACCTCACGAAAAAGGTTGGGTCGTTCCGCTCGGGTGCAATGAACGAGGTTGGCATTTTCATGACTTCGACAAGACGCCGCATTGTGTCATCGGTGGAACAACGCGATTTGGCAAAACAGTCATGCTCAAAAACATCATGACATATTTGATTGAACATCATCCCGATGACGTTGAGTTTGTCATACTCGATATGAAAGGCGGTTTGGAATTTGAAAAGTACCGAAACATTAAACAGGTCATAAACGTGGCTAGCAGTCCCGCAGAGGCATTTCAATGCTTGGATAGTATTAAGACACTGCTTGAGCAGAAAATGACTGAATTTAAGCGAAATGGCTGGGCTAACGTGGTAAATAGCCCATATCCCAAACGAACATTTCTGTTTGTCGATGAAGCGGCTCAACTAGTGCCGGAACGATTCATGCCAAAAGAAACCCGCGATATGCTCTCCTATTGTCAAAGTGTATTGTCCGAAATTGCTCGGATCGGCGGAGCGTTGGGCTTTC